CCGACCACCGTTGTCTCTCGGGATGAATACCCTGAGTTGTACAGCGGTCGCAAACGTCTTGTGTATGAGCGGGCCGTCGCTAGCCTCTCCGCGGAGGCCGTTTCACGACGAGACGCAATCGTTAGAGTGTTTGTTAAAGCAGAGAAAGTAGCCTTCTCTGCTAGCAAGCCGGATCCCGTACCTAGAGTAATACAACCACGTCACCCCCGTTATAATGTTGAAGTGGGGAGGTATCTTAAGAATTTTGAGAAGTTGATGTATTTGGGTTTCGAGAGGGCTTTTGGGTATAAGGTTATATTAAAGGGCCTCAATGCCACAGAAACAGCAACTGCAATTAAGGGAATGTGGGACACGTATAAGAAGCCGGTGGGTATTGGACTTGACGCAAGTCGGTTCGATCAGCACGTGAGTTCAGAGGCTCTGGACTTTGAACACCGCTATTATAATAGTGTATTCAATTCTCCTGAATTAAAGAAACTGTTGTCTTGGCAGAAGGTCAACTTTGGGAAGGGAATGGCCAACGATGGGTCAATAGCCTACAAGGTCAATGGTTGTCGCATGTCCGGTGATATCAACACTAGCATGGGCAACTGCTTCATTATGTCTTGTGCTGTTCTTTCGTACTTGGAGGAGGAAAACATTGATGCACGCTTGGGTAACAATGGCGACGATTGTGTCGTCATATGTGAATCCCGCGACGAGCACAAATTCTCCACCGTCTCCCAATGGTTCCGCGACCTTGGCTTTCGGTTGACTTTTGAGAAGTCAGCTTATGAGCTAGAACATGTAGTATTTTGCCAGCAACAGCCGGTATTTACTGACAGCGGGTACCGAATGGTTAGAGATCCAAGAACAGCAACCAGCAAGGATGTCGTGAGCAGATTGTCCTGGGCCACAGAAATTGAATTTAACCGGTGGCGCAACGCTATTGGCACTTGTGGATTGGAGCTTACCCGTGGCGTTCCCTTCTGGGAGTCTTTCTACGGCAAGATTTGGGCCCCCGCAACACATGAAAGTTCGATCAATGAAGTGAACGATAGCGGTATGGGATACATGGCAAAGGGCGTAAAAGCCTGCCGTATTTCCAGCCGCTCCCGCTACTCCTTCTGGTTGGCTTTTGGCATTACACCTGACCAGCAGGTGGCCTTGGAAAACTTGGAAACGAGTATTTCATATGAGGAAGGAGGGCCCATGATGTCACAACAGATTGAGCAATACAGCCTATTACTACAGACAAGCCAGTAGCGCCTAACAATGGCCAAACAAAACAAAAACCGCGTCTCTCGGCGCATGAATACTCAACCATCTTACAAAGGTAACCGTACCCGCGCCAGTGGAGCCGGCAGTCCTATAGCAACAGTCGTATCGTCTGTTGCTACTGGGCCAACCGGTGCGAGCTCATTCCCTTCAGTCTA